CAGCAGGACCGCTACGCACCCGGCTACATCGGCATGCAATTGAACATGACGGTTCCAGGCTGGGACGGAGCGGCGGTATACGAGGCATCGCAGCAACTTGAGGCGGCGCCGCATTTCAACCTGCATCTAGCGCTCCAGCGCCGGGACGAGCGCAGTGCGCTCCTCAAGCCTGCGACAAAGGTATCCACGGCGGCGGCGGTCGGGGCGAACGTGCTGACCTACCGCGACCCGTCAGTACTGGAATTACTCGGGCCTGACTACCCGTTTTATGTTGACGGCGAGCCAATGCCTGCAATTAGGATGGCTCGGGCATCGTTCGGCGGTGCGTCATGGAAGAAAGGGCGCGAAATGATGAAGGCGGTTAAGGAAAAGACTTCGCTCGCGGCGGTCGCTGCTCTCTATAAGCGCTTGGCTGACGGCGACGCTTCCATGCTGATCGACGCGCCGATGGCCGAGGCGGCGTAATGGCTATCACGACACACGCAGAATTAAAGGCAGCGATTGCGAGCTTCAAGCACCGTTCTGACTTGTCGGCCGTGCTTGACGACATCGTGACGCTCGGCGAAAAGCGGATCATGCGAGACGTGCGCGCGACGGAGATGGAAACCGCGCTCTCGGTGGCGATAGACGGGACAGGCGTAGCTGCGGTTCCGTCCGGATTCCTCGGCCTGAAACACGCCTACATTGATGGATCGCCCACGAAGCAGCTCGCCATCTGCTCGCCGGCTCAAGTGCTCGGCAGGTATCCGCAAAGATCCTCGAGCAGCAAGCCATCCGATATTGCCTACGACGCTGGCTCGTTCATCTTCGGCCCGTTCCCAGACAGCACGTACACGGTCAAGGGCACGTATTACGCGCGCCAGGGGCCGCTATCGAGCGCGGTCTATGCGCTGTTCACGAACAACCCGGACCTTTACCTATTCGCGTGCCTCGCGGAGACGGAAGCCTACGTTGTGAACGAGAGGCGCGTTCCGCTGTGGGCCGCAAAGTACGAGTCGATCAAGGAGGCGATCAACACCGAGGCGAAGAATATTGCGTACTCAGGCGGGATGCAGATCAGGGTGCAATGAACGACCCTATCCACATCCACGGATACGCGCCGGACCTTGACCCGGCGACGCCTGGAATAATCACCGCCTGCGCAGCGCTCGTGCCGTCTATGAAGGGAATGAAAGCTGCGCCATCGTCTAGCGATGTCGGGCTGAACGCGCTGTCGGCGGCCTGCAAGGGCTCGGCGGTAATCCGCAAGCTCGATAACTCCACGCGCTTTATTGCCGGCAGCGCTACGAAGCTAGAGGAAAACGTATCCGGGGCTTCGTGGACCGATCGAACGCGGGTCGTGGGTGGTGCTTATTCTCTCGGCGCCGATACCCGCTGGCGCTTCGCGCAATTCGGAGACTTCACGCTTGCTATAGCGAAGTCTGATCTTCTGCAAGTCTCATCCTCCGGCGCGTTTGCTGATGTTGCTGGCGCACCGAAGGCCGAGATAGTCGATACGGTCGGGCAGTTCGTGATGCTGCTGAACACGAACGAAGCGGTATTCGGTGATTCCCCCGACCGCTGGTTTTGCTCTGGCATCGGCACGCATACAGTGTGGACGCCTGCGCTCGCCACGCAATGCGCGAGCGGCCGGCTTACCAGCTCGCAAGGGCCTCTGCGCGGCGGTCGGCGCCTCGGCGATGCGATGGTGGCCTACAAGGACCGCAGCATGTTCCTGGGCGTCTATGTCGGCCCGCCGCTCGTGTGGGACTGGCGCGAAGTCTCGGACACCGTAGGCGCGCCGTGCCAGGAAGTAATCGTTCCCATCACGACCAAGGGCGGCGGCGCAGCGCATATCCTGATGGGCCACGATGATTTCTACTACTACGACGGCTCGCGCCCGGTACCGATTCAGAATCCAGTAAAGAAGACCATTTTCGAGGCGATCAACAGGAGCTTTATTTCGCGCTCTTGGGCGCTGCATGACCGCAGCAATTCCATCATTTATTTCTTCTTCGTGACGACTGCCGGCGGGGTAATCGATTCCGGAGTCGCCTATAACTACCGCAAGGATCAGTGGATCGACGCATGGGGGCGGCACGACCTGACGATCGAGGCGGCGGCGGAGTACGTCTCTCCGGGAGTCACCTACGACGAACTAGGGACGCTGTACTCCACCTACAACACGGATATCCCGTTTTCCTACGATTCGCCTTTTTGGGTAGCGGCCACGCCGAGCCCGGCGATCTTCAATACCTCGCACAAGGTCAACACGCTCAGCGGCACGCCTGGCGCTTCGTCCTTCACGCTATCGGACATCGGGAACGATAACGACATCGTTACGGTGCGCAGAGCTCGCCCGCGCTATCTGACAGCGCCCAGCTCTGCAACGCTGCAAAACTCTTACAAGATGCTTTCCGGTGAATCGTTCACGAACGACGCGACGACCTCTCTTGACACTGGGAAATTCGATTTCATTCGCTCGGCGCGCTGGCACCGACTTTCTCACTCGGCGACCGGAAATATGGAGATCCCGCACGCGAGGGGAATGCTTCTAGACACCGTTCCGGACGGTGAAGAATGAGGATAAAAGTAGATCAGGAAGTCCCGCAGCAATATTCGCCTAGCGTGTTTTCTCGGATGCTGCGCTCCATTACGCAGCAGCTTAATTTGCTATCAGAGGGATTCGTTCAGGCCGCGACGAATGCGGCAACCGCGGCGCCGACTACGGGGACGTATCAGAAGGGCGATTTTGTCCGCAGCAGCAGCACGACTAAGTTAGGGACGACGGGTAGCCGATACATCATCGTCGGATGGATCTGCACCGTCGCAGGCACGCCTGGGACGTGGGAGGAGGTTCATGTTCTGACGGAGGACATAACCTTTACAGCAGCGGCTACGCAAGCGGAGGAAGAGGCGGCTAGCAGCACCAGCGTATATACGTCGCCAGGACGCCAAAAGTTTCATCCAGGCGTGGCGAAGGCATGGGTTAATTTCGACGGAACAGGCACCATCGCGTCTCGCGCCTCCCACAATGTTTCCAGTTTGACCGATAACGGCGTTGGCGACTGGACGGTGAACTTTACTACGGCGTTCTCCAGTGCAAATTATTGCGCCGTCGCCTCAGCGAATGGCCGCGCGGCTGGCGGGAAGTTCATGCTTACGCCGGACACATACACGCTTGCCACCGGGTCTGTGCGTATCAGTTGGGGCGGCACTGCAAACGCTGGAGTTGTCGGCTACGCCCCTGATGACACAGCCGTAGTAATGATCGCCTGCTTTGGGGATCAATGAACATCATCATCTATACGAGACCTGACGGCGGCGTGGGCATAGTTCACCCGAATATCTCTCAGAATGACCCTCCCGGCTTCTCCGAGGCAGACGCACTCGCTCGAGCGCTGGCGAAGGACATACCGGCGGACGCGACAAATGTACGAGTAGTAGATCCAGCGGCCATTCCGGCAGATAGATCGAAACGTATAGCCTGGAGGCAGATCGGCGACACGATCGTAATTGATGCCATCATTTCTGCCGATTTAAGTTCCCGGCTGGCGCGCAGAACGATCGACGAATCGGAGCGCCTATCCGGCAAGGCCGATTCGGCGGTCATGGCCCTGATAAACCAGACGAAGGCGGAATGGATTACATGGGTGACGACGAACCTATCGTTCTGCGTGACCCCGGCAGACCGGAACCGCATGGGAACGCTATTTTGGATCGTGGCTCTCGCTGTCAGGGGGCTGCTACGGAACGGTGGCGGCTAAACCTCTTGCAATGCGCAAAACACCCTGAATAGGATCGCCGCGCCTATGTGCTTCGCCTCTACCCTGCGGAACTTCAAAAAAATAGCCGAGGGGGTTGACGTTCAGCCGCTTGTCGATCAACTCGACGCGCACCCGGAACTGTGGGGCATGCACGGCTGGCGAAAGAAAATCGGCGTGCATTCGCAGATGACGGATATCTGGGTCCGCTTCGCCGAGAACGAGGCCGACTTTCACCGCCCGCACTTCGGAAGCTGGTATCCGGCCTACCGCACGCTGCCGGCGCTCGAGAAGCTGATATTCGACGCTATGGCGATGGTGCGCGCGTCGCACCTTGGCGGCGTGCTCATCACGCGCATCCCTCCGGGCGGCAAGATCCTGCCGCACATCGACCGCGGCTGGCACCCCGAATTCATGAACACGAAGCTCTACTACGTGTTGAAAACGAATCCGCAGTGCGTCTTCCGCGTGGAGGATGAGCGCGTGACGATGGAGGTAGGCGACTGCTGGCAGATCGACAACACGCGCGAGCACGATGTGATGAACGACGGCGACACCGAGCGCATGACGCTCATCGTCTGCACGAGGCGCGATTGAATGCCATGGGCTGCATTTATTTATCTGCCGCGCGAGCTATTCATGTATTCGCCGCCTGACGTTTCCAAGTTCACCGAGCCGCCCGTCGAATTCGTCGGCGAGGTGGAAGGAATTTCGATCCGCTCGACCGTGCTTGAAAAAGTTGGCGATTGCGTGGGGCAGCACGCGCACCCGTATTCGCACGCCACCCTCGTAGGCTCCGGAAAGGTTCGCATG